TTAACGCCCTATGCAGGCCTGGTCACTGTCGTCACCGATCAGCCGGCGCTCGATGTTCACCTGGTCGCAGAGCGCGGCTACTTCGGCGTCTCGTCGCCTAAGGTCGCCTCCGAGGCTTGCGACCACGCCGAGGCCTTCTGCAAGCTGACGGTCGAGGGCTGCGGCTTTATCTGCAAGATCGCTTCGGGCAGCGGCGTTGGCTTGGGCTTGCGCACGATAAGTGGCGGCTCGTCTGTCGGTGTCGCGGTGCAGCCGCTCAGCACGGGCAAGCTCAGCGCGCACATCCACATCAATGCCAGTCTTGAGGTTCGCCAGGCGGTCGGCGTTGTAGATTGTGTCTTGGGCATGCTTGCTTTCCTTGATCGCTGTTTGGGTTTCATCGGTGCGGGCGGCTTTGGCGCGGGTGGCTTTGCCCTGGGCCTTCTCGGCGCGCAGCTCGGCAATGGTCTTGCTGGCCTGCCAGCCTTTGACCACCCAGCCGGCGGAGAAGGCCAGCGCGGCGATGACGGCGGCCAAGATGAGTTTGATCTGCAGGGTCATAAGCCTGCCTCGCAGATCTCGCCGTTTGCATCACCACGGGCCTGCAGGCCTGGCAACACCACAGACAACCCGTTGACCGTGCCACGGTTCCAGCGCGGGTTCTCACGGCATGCGCCCACCACATCACCCGCATTGGCCTTGCGCAGCAGGGTCGAGGCGTACAGCGCGCCCTCACCCTTGTTGTGGATGAAGTCGATGAAAACGGCTTGCTGCAGAGGCGTGTAGGTAGTCCAGAGGCGGAACATACCCATGGCCGTGCGCTCGGCCGCCAGGTAACGACTGCGCTCCAGGGTGTAGCAGTCGGCTGGCGTGTAGTACCGACCAGCCGCCACTGCGCGGCCCGTGATGCCGTTACAGACCGTCAGCGGCTGGCCCTTGCCCAGCTTGTCCACGTAGGGTGTGCCAATGTGGCGGTAGCTGCTTTCGTAGTAGCTGCCCATCACCATCGCGATCTTGACTGCCTGGGAAGTGCCAGGGTCTGCGGAAACAGCCTGGATGTACTGGCTTTGCTCGGCCATGGCCTGAGCAGCAGCCTTGTCGCGCTCTGCGACCACGTAGCCGCCGGCGCCGGCCGTCAGGATGGCCAGGGCCATCAGGCCAGAGCGCAGGGCATCAGGTACTCGGCTCATAGCTCGGCCCTCTGCGTTTCAGTCATTTTTTGGTAGTCCTCAAACAGGACTATCCGAGTCTTGCGCGGCTTGACCCAGCCCCAGCGCTCAAACGCCGGCCGCCACAGCTTCTTCCAGAACCACTCACAGATAAGCAGTACCGTGTATAGCGCAGCCACGATGGAGGCAATGGTCCCCCACGGGATGGAGTTCACCCAGAACCAAGTCTCAAAGCTGGAATTGACCGTCGCCGCCTGGGCGATCTTGTCTGCCACATCGGCTTGCGCGGCCGTGGCCAACGTCACCGCACTGGTTGCCTTTGCAATCGGCATGCTGATATCTGTGCTCTGCATTGAGACACTCCCTCAGAAATAAGAAAACCCGCCGAAGCGGGTTGTGTTGTGTGTAGTGGCGAGGGTTACAAGGTCTCGGCGTAACCGAACAGCTCCACCAGATCCGCCTCGGTCAGGTTCAGGCCTGCCGCCAGCAGTAGCACCGTGGGGCTGTCCGACTCGATGGCCGCCGATCCCTGCCAGTCCACCAGGGCCCGGTATCGGTCGAACTCATCGGGGATCAGATTTATCTGCGCCTCGATGTCCTCGTTCTTGATGCCCTTCATGTCAAACAGCGCAAGCAACGCCTGGCGCTTGGTCACGGTCACCCGTGCAGCATCCCGGGCGGCCTGCTCGGCTGCCAGGCGCTCGGCTTCCCGTTGTGCCAGTTCCTCAGCGCTCAGTGGCACGACTTCCCACTGCTGCAGATAGCCTTCCTCTGTCTCCAGTGGGGTCAGCTCCACTGCTTTGTGGGTGGTCTGAACGAACGCGGGCGGGCTTGCCGGCTCTACCAGGGCATACTGCTCTGGCGCCTCGAAAGGCACGGGAAAAGACATGTTGTGGGCGTGCCTGGAAATGATGTCCGCCGAGCTCAGCGGATAGTCGCCTGTTTCTTTGTCGATGTACATGCTGGTCCTTTAGATTGCGTTGCCCAGGCGCGTGCCCGTAGCTAGCCAGTTGATATAGGCGTTGCCGTCCACATAGTTGCCTGCGGCCTGCCCTGCACCTGGTGGGAAGACTTGAATCAGGTTGTAGTTGCCAGATGCAGTACCGGATTCGCCATTTGCGCCAGGCTGGCCAATGGCCCCTCCATTGCCCCCGCGTCCGCCTGTTGAGACGCCAATGCCACCGACCGAAGATCCTCCAAGCGTCTCGGATTGCCCAGAATCGCCGTTGCCCGCAGGCTGCAAAGTCAGTGTGCTGGTGGTAGTGAAGCCCGCACCTGCCCCTCCAGCTCCGCCATTACCTGCAGCGTAGTACGAGGGTGAGTTAGGGTTTTGAATGCGCAAGGATCCGCCAGTCCCACCTGCGCCACCGGCGCCGAAGATCGTGCCGCCCGCATTGTCGATATTGATCAAGGTTCGGGTGTAGAGTCCAAAAGCGCCGCCCACCATCGCGCCAATTCGCCCGCGATTGATGATGGTGAGCAGGCCGCTTGGGATATTTGCAATGCTGAGTGCAGCTACATCCACTCCCGCATTGATGGTGCAATACAGCGGTTCGTAGCCAATCCAACCCGCAGAAATAGCAAGAGCCCGGATATCCGGGCTCCTGACACTGGCCGCGATGTTGAAATACACCGGGCCCTTGATGAGCAATGGTCGGTATGCCATATCAGTAGTTCGGTAGGTAGGAACCCAGCCACTGATCAGCACCTGTTGCCTGGGGGCGGCGGAACTGAAAAACGTGGATCTTTCCAGTTTGAAGGTTCTGAGGTGCCGTTCCTCCTACCCAGCGCACATTTGCAGGCCAAGCAATGGTTCCAGAAACCAGATTTATCTCCACTTCAAATGTCACACAGTCGGCGGGCCTGTTTACAAAAGTGAAATTAATTGCACCTGCTACCGTATCGGCAAAGTATGATCTTTTGGAAAGATCACATACCCCACCTGTAAAAGGTGCTGCTAGTGGGGATTTAATAAGTTGTGCTGCACTAGACATGTCATCCCCTAATCAAAACCAATTGCCTTTTGCAAGGCACGATATGTAATAGTTGGTCGCAGCACGAGACGCGCCAGAGGACACAAAGCAATTCCCCCAACTTGTAGTCGTCTGTGGTGTAGAGCCGCTAGTTATAAAAGCTCCAGCACCGCCTGAGACGGTCAAAATTACAGACGGGGCCTGTGGCGAGAAAGCCCTGGCGAAGGAGCCAAGATTAACTGCGGGGCTGTACAGAACCCCGCCTCCGTCACTATTGGAAATTGCGGTATTTACAGTTTGAATTTTTGAGCAGAATTGCGTTCCATCTGCATACCTCACATATTCACCATTCGCGTTGCTCCCACTTTCCACAATTGGGATGCCGTTCATATTCAACCCACCAGTAAAGTTTTGGAGGGCTGTCCAGATATTGGAGGTGCCGATAGCGGGCTGGGCAGCAGTAAACGCTGTCAGACCAGAAACCGCCACCCAGTCACCAGAAATCGAGTCGTACTGCAGAACGATCTGGAAGCCCAGAGCGTTCATGGTGAAGTTCTCAGCATCACCGCAGATGGTTTTGCCGTTGCGGGAGATCACAGGTGTCAACGTGCCAGAGACATTCGCAGCCGCCACTACCATCCCGTGCCAAGGCGCAGCAGGAAGCAGCAGCACCGAAGTGCTGGAAGTCATCCGATACAAGCCACGGTCCGCCGCATTTGTCGTCCCTGCAGGGCAAGGCAAAATCGTGAAATCGTTGCGACTCACCTCGCCCCAGTAGGTGGACCCCAGAGCCGGGGCCTGCGTGGTCACGTTGGCAAGGTTCAGCTTGAGATACCACAGGCGCCCTAGGTGGGTAACTGTGGCCGGCACGTTCAGCGCGCCAGTAAGGTTCACCCAATCGCCCTTGTAACTTGCCGCCGCGAAGGCACCGTTTGCTGCCGTTTTCACATCAATCAGCGTGGCAGCCGCCGCCTGGGCGGCCTGACTGGCCTCGCCTGCCTGCTGCTCGCTGAGATTGGCATTGTTCTCGACCACCGCCGCAGCTGCAGTCATCTCCGAGATCATCAGCGGGTAAGCAGCAGTCGTGGCATAGGCCGCAGCGTTATAGCTGTCGTCGGGCATATCCGGCGTCGGATATGGCGGCAGCGGGGTGAACCCATTAAAGTGCTGAGCTGTCATATTGAAGGGTTCCTTTCACATACACATCGAGCTTCGTCAGCTCGGTGACCTCGCGTGTGAAGTCGGTAGACACAAGGCCCACTGTCGAAAACAGGCGATCACGTTCTTTGGTGCTGGCATAGACCGCCACCGGCTTGTTCATCAGCCGGCGCACCACATCAAAAAGGCGGTTTGCCTCGATGGCATCCACCATGACTTGCAGCGTCAGATGCACTGCCGCGCCTCGCGGCTCCAGGTCAAACGAGCCATCCTCATAGTCCTTGCGCCCTGAAAAGTTCTCGATCTCTGCACGGGCGCCATAAACAGTGCCGGACGCAAGGCCAAGCTTTTGAACGCCGAAGTTCACCCAGTCGCCCAGGCTGAGCCAGCCTATCCCCACCTCCTCGGTCGGGGAGCCAATCACACTGATGTAGATCACCGCAGCGGGATTGAATGGCAGCTTGTCCAGCCGGTACTTGGTGATCTGCAGCTTGCGTCCGAACCAGTAGCTTTTCCAGCCAGCGGGCCGCACGCGCAGCGGGATGGTCTGGGGCGGCATCAGGTCCGGTCCGCCAAGGCCGTTCTTGATGGCGATCTCCAGCCGCGAGCCCTTGAGGTTCTCCAGCGCCAGCCCATTTAAAAAGCCGGGCCGGATCACATAATCCGCCCGGCCTCTTCTGTTGACCTGCGCTGTTCGCGGGTACTTGTCAAAGCTGGCCCATCGGTTTGATGGTCGCATCTCCTTCCAACTGTCTGGATCCTGTACGGGTGTTTTGGTGAGGTCAGGCGGCACGCGGGCCGCCTTCCAAACTCCGCGATTGAATACCCGCTCATTGCCAATGGCAACTGCTCCACCCGAGACCCACGCCACCTCTCCAGCCTCGGTGTCAATTTCGGGAATGGTGCCCGCAAGAAACATCGACTCGGTGATGGTGATGGGCGATAGAACGAGCATATTCGCCCTCCTTTATGCAGTTACAGCCTTTTGACGCATGGCATCTCCGCCATCGGTCACGTTGGAAAGAATGCGAACACTCTTTTTGGTCTGATCAACCAACTCGCCTTGCCCGTCCTTCATTGCTTGAAGCTCGGTCCTTACGGCCCTCAGTTCAGCAACAACTTCGGACAACTGCGATGAGTTGGCCCCCTGGTTGCCCAGCGCAGCCATCAGCGCCCGGTTGTCAGCCGCAGGGATGATCCGCTCGCCTTGGTGGATGTTGGCCTTCATGTCGTATGGCACGTAGTTCGTACCCACGGCGAATGACTTACGCTTCACCCAAAGGCCTTGCTTTTCGTCCCAATCCCACTCGGAACCATAGGCGCCTTGGCCAGCCTGCATTGCTGCCCACTGGTCGGCGGTCAGATTTCCGCTGCCGATCAGTTGGTTGCCGTCGTACTCGTACTGCCCTGCGGCGTACTTTTCGACAGTGCCATCCGACCACTTGGCCCGGCCGTCAGCCGTGAAGCCAACGACGTAGCGCCCTGCAGTGCCGGACACGGTGCCACCAAGGGTTGCGCCGCTTCCAGCCTTGCCAGGCGTACCACCGCCGTCCAAACCAGCCTTGGCCGCTTCTTCCTTGCGGATGCGCTCCTGTTCCTTGGGGTCCAGCAGTTTGTAGAGGGCATTGACAGCGTCAGTAACGCTCATCGTTGCATCTACCTGCTCTTGGCCGTATTCCTTCCAGAACGTGAGCGTGTCGTCCAGGCGCTTGATCTGCGCATTGGCCAGGTCGATTTGCTTTTGCGCATCCGACTTGGCCAACTCGGCATAGCCCCCGAGCTCGTCCAGCTGGCCAGCAAGGACCTTCTTGTCATAGTCCAGCTCCGCCTGGGTGGCGTAGTTGTCCATGACCAGACCACCGGTAGCCGCTTCAATGGCCGATTTGGTGGCGTCAAGGTCCGACAGTCCCCCACCCTTGCGGGCGCGGTCCAAAGCCTGCTCGATGTACACCATGCCGGCCGCAGCCGACCAGCTTGCGCTGTCCTCGACCGAATCCCGCAGCGACTTGGCCGCATTGGTCACCAGGTCGAAGTAGCTCGATGCCTTGGTCAGAGCGTCCTTGGCGTCTGCGGAGAACTGGTTCCAGTATTCCTTCTCACGGGAGACGGCGGCTTCCAGGTTCTTCATGGCCAGGTCTTTGGCGGCCTTTTGCGCAGCCGCCATCTCTGCGGCCAGGTCCTCAGCAGCTTGCTTGGCTGCGGCGTCGCTCTTGGCCTTGTCCTCGGCGTTCCACACCTCAACCTGCATGCGCACCAGCTCAGGGTCCTTGTATTTCTCAAGTTCCTTCAACTGCTTTGCACGTTCAAGCTTCGTCGCCTCGTCGTCCTTGCCCTGGGCGCGCAAGAGTTGCACGTTCAGGTCTTCCTTCATGGCGGCGATGTTCTCGGCGGAGGTGTAGACCACATCGAACGAATCAGCCAAACCGATCATGGCGGCGTACAGCTTGCGGCCGGCCTCCGTGGACCGGTCAATCCCGCTGATGTACTCCCGCAGTGCCTCTCGACTGGTAGGCATCGATTCCACGCCAAGCTTCTTCAACGCCTCATTCAAAAGCCGCGTTTGGTTGGCGACCTTCTCCTGATCCGAATAGAACTTGTCGAAGTAGTTGCTGGTAGCGGCGGTGAACTTGTCTGCTCCGCCAAAAGCATCCATCAACTCCGAGGCCATGTCAGCCCCTGCAAGACTCACGTCGTACAGGGTGTCGCCAATGGCCTTGAACCACTCGTTTGCCAGCGTGATCGAGGTGGACAGACGGGTGAGCGCCTCAAGCTGGGTTTCCCCGGCGCGGGTGTATTCGTCCGTCGTCAGCACCAGGCCGCCCATCTGGTCGGCGATCTTCTGGAACTCCTCCTGCAGCTTCTTGGTGGCCTCTTCTTCGCTCAGGCCTTTGAGGTTGACCTTGATCTTGGCCGTAAAGCCGTCCAAAGCCTCCCCACCCAGACCCACGGCACCAGCCATGGCGCGGATGGATTCATCCATTGCCAGGAACTGTTTGCCCAGCGCAGAACGCATTTCCTCGGGCAGCTCTTCGTAGGTCGTTTTGTTCGACCGGAACAGACCGCCCTTGTAGTACTTGAACAGCCGGCCCTCAAACCCAGTGTCTCCGCCGAAGGTGCCCTCTACGCCTGATTCCTTGAGCTTTCGCCCAAAGAGCGAACCGAAGATGTCACCACCAAACAGCAGCGTCAGGCCACCCAGAATGGGAGCCAGGGCGCCAACAAAGGTGCCAAGACCGCCAAGGATGTTCCCGGACTGCATAGCGATGGTGCCAGCTGACATTGCGCCGCCGAAGGTTGCGCCAGTCGTGCTCAGGCCCAGCGAGCCCATCAGGCCGCCAAAGCCTGCGGACATGCCGCCGCCAAAGGTGCCAAGCAGGCCCAGCGCATTGGCGCCGCTCAGGCCGGAGCTGATGTTGCTGAACATGCCGCCACCGCTGGCTGCCTGGGCTGCGGTGTTCATCGCTCCACCGCCGCCAAACAGGCCGCTAATAGACGCCACCACATTGACCACATACTTCTGCGCAAATGCCTTGTACAGGGCATCAGCGACCGAAGTGAGGATCGTAGTTTTCAGCGACTTGCCAAAAGCCTTGAGCCCATCCATCCCGTTGTTGGCAAAGTCAGCAAAGCCTTGGCGGAAGATGTCGTTGTACTTCGCAGCCTGCTCAGCTGCGTACTGATTCTGGATCTGCGCCAACTCGACCTGCAGCTCCTCCTCAGCCTTGATTCGCGCTTTGCGCTCTAAGTCTGTGTGGCGCTTGATGGAGTCTTCGTCGGTGCGGCCCATGTAGAGCTGCTCAATCTCCGCCAGGTCCCGTGCCAGTTTGAGTTCCGACTTTCGCGTAGCCACCAGCTTGTTGCGCTTGACCTCCTCCTCGCCAAGCAGAGACATGCTGTACTGCTGAATCTGCAGCTCATCTTTTGCCGCTTGGATCTCGTCGTCGTACTTGCGACTTGCTGCGATGTACTCCCCCTTGCGCAGCGACTCCACATACCGCTCGTGCTGGTCTGCTACCGCCTTCAGGGCGGCAACATGCTCAGGGGTCCATGGGCCGGCGTCCTTGGCGTTCGCGGCGGCCATCTTGGCTTGCTCAGCCACCATCTCAGCAATGGCCACCTTGGACTTGCCAAAGGATGCATTTGCCGCATCCTGCTGGTCAGCCATGTCGCCCACGGCATCCGCAGACTTGTAGATGCTGTCGATGTACTTGCGGTAGCCCTTTTCAGCCTCCTCTTGCGCCTTGATCTGCTTCTCAAGCTCGGTGCGGTTTTTCTGCGTCTCCTGCCACACCAGCGCCTCGGCGAGTTGGCCCTCCAGGTTCGCCTTGGTGCGCTTGTTCGTGGTGCCTGCAATCTCCTCCTGCAGCTTGCCTACCAGCTTGTCAGATTCGCTCAGGTCTTGAGCTGACGCGCCGCGATCCTGCAGGCGCTTGATCAGCTCCTCTTCCGCCTGGATGCGGGCGCGGATGCCAGACACAGCCTTTTCTTGCTGGCCAACACCCTTGGCGCCACCCTTTTCAGCGAAGCTTGCTCGGATCGTCTTCTCCATGTCTGGAGTGAATGCGTCCTTGTATTTGGCCTTCCATTCTTTAACAGCCAAATCGGCTTTCTCCAAGGCAGTGCCATAAGCGCGGATCCACTCCGCACTCTTACCCATGGCAGCTCCCTGCGCCTCGACAGCCTTTGTGCCAGCTACGACCGCAGGAACGTCTATGACTGGAGCAGTTACACCTGCCTGACTGGAGATTTCAGCAGTTACACGCTGCATCTCCTTATGGGCACGCTCCATTGTTTCGCGGTAAGTTTTGATGTCTGCCTTGAGCTGCTCATTGTTGGGCATCACTCTAAGCTGCGACTCGGCTCGTTGAAGCTGTCCCTGAGCGAAATCGAATTGCCGCTCATACTGCAGATGGTCGGACTGCTTGCTGTTCAGCGATGCTGCACGCCCGAACTGCCCCAAAACGCTTATCCCGGTGGCAGCGAGCTCAATCACTTGCGTGATGCCAGATATAACTGCCTGAAATCCCGCCTTAGTAGCCTCAGAAGAGAGGGTTTTGTTGAGGGACTCAATGCTCTCTCGCATGCCTTGCGCGCTGCCGTTATCCCCCGTCATAACGTCGTCAAAGCTGTCTTTCAGGGCTTTGAGCGCCCCGCCAAGCGTATCCCGGGAGGCCTCTGCAGCGCCGCCATATGAGCTTTCCAGGGCCTTAAGAATGATGGCCTGGGCCTCTGCTTTCTTACCGGTCTCCTCAAACTGCTCCACCAACATCTTCTCGGATTCGGTGAAGCGGAAGCCCTGCTTAGTCAGCGCGCTCAATCCCTCGGACGGAACATCCAGGGCCTTGCCAATGGTTTCCGCCGACTGGGTAACGGACATGCCCATGCGCTGGGCCATATCGATGGTGGCCTGCATCGCCTTGGGGAATTGCTGGCCCACGACGTTGGAATAGCTCAGCATGCGCGTCTGCGCCTGGTTGATTTCTCCAGGCGAAAAGATGCTCTTGCCGCCTTTGCTAGACATGGCCTCAGCCATCTCATTCAGCTTCTTCTGCGACCAGCCAGCAGCCTCTCCTGTGGATCGCAATACTGCTGCCAGCTGAGCCTGCTCGTTCTCCGCATTTATCGTTTCAGCAACGAACTTAGCAAAGAACGCACCACCAGCTAACGAGGCTCCAATCTTTCCGAGCGCCCCGCCAATACCATTCGCTGCAGCGCTCCATTTGTTTGCGGAGTCCACCGCCTTCTCTTGCGCAGCCTGCGCTTTACGCAGGTCTTCCAGGTAAGGCTTGAGAGCATCCTGGCTAACGCCGCGAATACGCGCAATTTCGCTGTAGTAGTCGGCAGTACCCTTGGCTCCAGCATTTGTCACAGCTGTGGTGCGCTGGATCGAATCGATCAGGCTTTTGGTAGCGCGCTCTGCACGCTTCCCCCCCTCTTCGGCCCCGGAGCCGATATTTCCGAAAGCCTTGCCGGCCCCTTGCCCTGCTTGTTCGATGTCGCGACCTGCACGTTTTGCAGTGGCTCCAAGCTTTACCAGACCTTGCTCAGCCTGGCGGCCATCAAATTCGGCTGTTAGTTTTGTGCTCAGATCATCAGACATGGCAGCCTCAGAAATGCAAAAGGCCCACGCAGATGCGTGAGCCCATAAAAAAAGCCTGCAGAGGCAGGCACTAATCAATCTGCGCCATTCAAGGCGCAACGATGCTATGTCATAGACATTGTGTCTTTGGAGTCTCTTTGAACTTCTTGCAGTTGAAGTACAACTCGCTCAAACCAGTGTTCTTATTCATGCGATACATCGCTAGCATGTCGGCTGACTGCTTGTCTGTGAGCGGCATGCTATTGGGAGCACCATCTTTCTTATCCCAAATGTGGGCAAAGCAAAATGTCTTCCCTACGCAGACACCCTTAACTACTTGTTCGATGTAGTCCTTTTTCTGCGCCCACGGCTTTGAAACCGCAAAGAAGTAGTAATCACCCTGTTGCCCAGTCATGGACAGGTCCGTTTTTTCCGCATATGCCGCAGCAGACAAAAAGTATGCAGTCGCGGCCATAGATACAGCGATGAGCCTCATGCCCCCTCCCAATAATAAAAGGGCATGCTACCAAAATCAGCCGGCCCTCTTATTCATCACCGCCAGAGCGGCACGCTCCATCACCCGCAGCAGCTCGAAATTCTCGTCCCAGCTTTCCTTGTCGGGGCTGATGCGGTCAAGCAAAGGATAGGCAGAGGTGTAGGCCAGTCCGTAGCGGATGAACACGCCACCGCCCATGCCCCCGCCGACAGCGGCCAGCCATTGGGTGGAGAGGGACTCGAAAAGCTGCACAATTTCATGGTTTTCCGGCCAAACATCGACCGGCTCCAATTCATCTGCATAGTCTTCAGGATCCCACCCCACAGCCACCTCAACAGGTGGCGCAAAGATGGCCTCTGCGGCCTCCCTTAGTTTCCCAGGCGGCCGTTCAGGCAGATCTGACGGTAGTCTTCCAGGACCGCAGCAGCACCGCCTGGCAGCTCATCCGAGAACTGCGTGAGGCTGTCGACATCCAGCTCGATCTCTGCGTCCCAGGTCTTGATGGCGGCGGCCAGGAAGCGACCGTTGCTCTCCGAGCCTTGGGAGAACAGTTGCTCCCAGCGGGTCTTTTCATCCACCGCTGGTCCGTCTTCCTTGTCGGCGTTCATCTGGTCCAGCATCTCGCCGAAGTCGGTCCGGGTGCGGTACACGCCCTTGTACTTGATCTTGCCGGTGGTGCCATCAGGCATTGGGAAGGTCACGGTGCGTTGAGCGAAGGTTTCAGGGCGATTTCCGAGTTTGATAGCCATTGATTGGTTTCCTTTGGATGGGGAGAAGTGCCCGCGCCCCACCTGCCGTCCTCCCCACGAGGAAAACGAACAGGCAGGGCCGGTGCTTGGGATGGGCAATGCCCAAAAGAATGGCCCTCACATGGAGGGCCGGGGACTTAAGCCGCCTTGTAGCGGATTGGTCGATTGTTGCCGTTGAACACCGCAGTCACGGTGTTGATCTGGCCGTCGTTGAGGGATGGCACATCGTTCAGCGCCACGGTGCAAGGCAGGTACAGGCGAGCGCCCGAGCGCGACATCATCTTCAGGCAGGTGTCAGTCTGCACATCGGTGAGCGTCTTCAGCAGGTCGTAGCCGGCAGTGCCAATGGCGTCCGCGTCCATGGTGAGCTGGTACTGGGTCGCGGCAAAGCCATCGTTGATCGAGTAGCCAACGTCGGATTCCAGGTACTTGTAGTTGACCGTCTGGGGATCGCCACCCGAGCTGGAAGCCGCAGTCACCTGGGTGATTTGCTGGAAAGCATTGACCTTGCGCACACTGCCCGCACCAGTGCCGGCGGGGAAGAAGTTCAGGTTGGTAGTGTCAGCGCCGGACAGAACGAAGGAATCGGTGGTCACCGACTTGACCTCGAAAACGCGTCGATTGAGGCGCCCCCAGCCGGAGGTCATCTCCACCGCGTCACCAGCAACAAAGCTGTGCGCCGTGGCGGAGACAACCGCCTCTGCAGCGTTAGAGATAGCGGTCACCGTTTTGGCCGCAGCGAAGGTGGAGGCAATCCAGAAGGTAGTGCCGGTAGGTACAGAAGCCATAAGGGCCTTTCAAAGAAAAAGCCGCTTGGTAGCGGCGGGTTTCTCTGCGGGGCCAATGGCTGTGGGGCTACTCGCGTGTCCCTTGCGGGAGAGGCATTGAGCAGCGCGACAAACCGCGCGGCAGACGTTGCGAAATGAATGATTTACTTCTTGGGGGCCTGGCTCTCCAGCCACTTTTCCCAAGAAGAAAGGGCTGCTCGGATCGCCCGAATCAGCCCTTCGTGAAGAAGTTTGGTTGAGTTACTCATCTGTGTTTTCCCAAATGGAGAAGTCCTGAATGGCTCCGTGGAGCTTCGTGTCTGGCTCATAGGTGGCGCGCATGCTGCCCACCACCTCCACGGCCATGTCGAGCTTGAGCATTTCGCGCTCGATGAGGAGGGATTTCATGGTTGCCTCGCTGCGAGTCGTGGCCCAGACCGTGATCTGGAACAGCCCATTGCGAAGCGGCGCCATCGCCTGCTCGACATATTGAGTCGGCTTGCCGCCCACCTGCTGATAGACCGCCCACGGGCCCACCGTGCCGCTAGGCGCCACATCTGCGAACATCTTGCCGCCCACGATTGGCTTGAGCTGCGTCACAAGCTTGGTTTCAATCACGGAGCACCTCCTTGAGCTTTTCGAGCATCGCCTCCTTCACCCGGGCGCTTGCCTGGCCGTGCGCAGGGCGCAGGAACGGCTGGGCGGCGGCCCGGCTGGTGCCAAACTCGATCAGGTGGCCGTGCGGCGCCTTGCGTTTGTTCCACGAGATGTCGTAGAGCGCCCTGCCCTCGCCGGAGCGCTTGTCGCCGTAAGCCTGGTAGATGGCCGCCTTGAGCTTGCCGGTCTTCACCGGGACATTGGATAGCACCTGGTCATAGAACACTTGGGCGCCGGCCTGAGCCACTGCCCGGGCCGACTCCTCGACCTTTTGGGCCTTGGCCTTGAGCTGGTCTTCCCATGCCTTGGTGTCAAACTTGAACATCGCTCACCCTCTTGCAGGCCAGGTCCACAAAATCACGCTTCTGCCCAGGCAGGACTGCGTCAATCTCGTAGACCGCGCCCATAAAGATCACGCGCATCGCTGCGGTGATGTCCGTCCGCCAGCGAATCCGCATGGAGGCTCGAACAATCGAGGTGTCAGCGTCGGCTTTGATAGCCTGCGCGCCGTTCTGATGGAGAACATGAGCCCACACCGTGGCATGGTCAGTCCATGGGCCATCTGGCAAAGGGTTGCCCCAGTCGTCAGACCCGCCCTGCTTCTGGATCTTGATGCGGTCGCGTAGTTGGCCAATGGTGGTCATGTTCAGACTCCGTGGGTAATGCGGTGCGGCCGCAGCAAGGAACGAGCCCCGCCAGGCAACTGCACCACAGACGCCCCAGCCACCACATCCTCGCGGTTGGAATAGAGGTGCCCCAAGATCAGCAGCATTGCCGCCTTGATGGCGTAGTTCACAACCATAGGGTTGGCACCAGCCGTCTCAGCAGCCACAGCGGCGTCAAGTGCAGCCTGGTCGGCGAACACTTGCCGGTTGAGGTAGTCCATGGCGGATTGCTCCGCTGCGCCCTGGTACAGGGTAATCAGAGCATCCTCCTGACCGGCCTCTACCCGAAGGTGCGCGAGAGCTTCAGTCGGGTTCAGGAGCATGGCTTAGACCTTTGCCTTGGTCTGCTTGGGTGCAGTGGGGGCGCCATCAGCGGCGCCAAGCTCCAGTGCGGCAGCTTCCAGCTCGGCCGGAATTTCGTCGCCGGGGTTGAACTCGGTCGGGTAGATGTCGCCGTCCTTGACGCCCTTGAATGGTTTGCTTGCTTTCATGCTTCCTCCAGATGAGAGGAAGGGGGCCAGAGCCCCCTTCTGGTTTAGGCCGCCACCTTCAGAGCGCGCAGGCACTCTGGGTTTTGCACGCCGCCGCCAACACGCTTGGTCGTGTAGAACAGCACGTATGGCTTCTTGGTGTAGGGATCACGCAGCACACGGATGCCCATGCGGTCGATGATCAGATAACCGCGCTTGAAGTCGCCGAAAAGGATGGGCAGCGCGTTTGCAGCCACATCTGGCATGTTCTCATCTTCTGCGATGCCATAACCATGCAGCGTGGCTGGCTGGCCTGCCTGCGCCGATGGCTGCCACAGGTAGTTACCCTGGCCGTCCTTCAACTTGCGCACCTTGGCGATGGTCAGGTTGTTAGTCAGGAACTGAGCGCCCTGGCGGTACTTCTTGGGAAGACCATAGATCAGGTCCAGCACCGCGTCGGAGCTGATGTCAGCCGCCGCACCGCTGTTGATGGCCTTGATCGCGCCAAACGGGTGTTTGGCTGCGTTAGTGCCACCCGTGACGTACGTCAGGATGCCCGCAGGCTTGTTCACGCCGTCGCCGGAGATGAACGCAACGCCTTCTTGCTCGGCGAACTCGGCTTGCACCTCAGATGCCAACCAGGACTCGATGTTGATTTCTGCATCGTCCAGAAGCTGCTGGGTGGCGGCTGGGTTAGCGTAGATTTCTCCATGCCCAAAGCCCAACTCAGCCAACACAGGAGTGGCAGTTTCAGGGCGGGCGTCAGTTTCACCCACCCAGCCGGAGCCAGTGCCGCCCATGTTGAACAGCTTCTTCCAGCCGGCTTTGCTGGTGGGTTGAACCTGGGCCAGTTGACGCATGGGCGATTCCTCGCGCAGCTTGTCCGTGATGGTGCGGTCCCATTCGACGGGCGTCAGGTAGCCACCTTCGTCGGCCGTGCCCTTGTTCAGAGCGGCTTGCACGTCACCCTTGCGCATGTGTGCGTTGAAGGAGTCGGTGTACTCCTTGTCACGCAGCGCCTTAGTGCCCGCACCCATCTGAGCCGAGGCAATCTTGGTATGCGCGTCTTCGACTTCCTTTTGCAGGCGGTCGATGTCGGCGTTGATCTTTTCCTGCTTGGCCTGGAAGTCAGCGGTGCTGTTGCCAGCTTTCAGGGCGTTCAGTTCTTGCGTGTGGGTGCTCTTGAACTCTTCAAAGGAGCGGCCCAGGTCTTCAATAGTCTTGTTGATGTCGGTCATATTTAGCCTTTCATGGCGTTGAGTAGGTTTTGCAGCGAGGACGCTGCTACTGGTTTTGCTGCCGAGTCACTCAGGCCGCCATTGCCAGCCGAATCACTCAGGCCGGACTTGAATTCAGATAGGACGCGCTGTGCCTCGCTACGAGGCATGCCGCTTGCGCGCAATGCAGCCTCGATGCGGCGCACCGCCGAGGCTTGTGTGTCGGAGCCCTGTTTGATCGCTGAATCCTCCAGCAAGGCGTCAGCCCAGCCGTCAGCGACAGCAACAGAGCCGCCGATCCAGCTTTCCTTGTCCATCAGGGATGTGATGCGCTTGAGGTCCACACCAGTGCGCTCCTGGTAAACATCGGCCATGGCCGCGTCAAAGGGTGCCATCTGCTCGCTCAGTGCGGCGAAGTCGTGACGGTTGCCGGCTGCTAAACACCAGCAGTTGTGAATCATCAGGAACGATGGCCGACCAATGCGGATCTCATCGCCAGCCATGGCGATCACCGAGGCGGCGCTTGCGGCCATGCCCAGAATGTTCACCGTGACACGGCCCGGATGCATGCGCAGCTGGTTGTAGATCGCCACCCCCTCGAACATGTCACCACCTGGGCTATTCACGTTCACGACCACATCACGCTCACCGATAGCGCGTAGGGCTCCAGCGATCCGGTTTGAGGTAACACCCTCACCGGTCCACCAGTCCTCGCCGATCACATCCAAAATGCTGATCGTGTTGTCTGGAGAGTCACCAGCAGCCGCCTGGATGCCTGGCGTCCAACGAGACATCGCACTAGGCGACACAAACGACTGGATGCGACCGCGCGCCCCAGCGTTCAGCTCAGGTAGTTTTCGTAGGCTCATTGCTTTCTTTCTTTCCAGACGGCTGTCCGAGCTGAGTTGCATGTGGCAGGTCAGTTGCTGGGTAGTCCAGCAGCTCCCGCACTTCGTCTGCGCTGTGCCATGGCTGATGCCCGCCAGCACCCAAGGCCTTGGCGAAGTAGTCGGCTTGGTCTTTGAGGGTGCCGCGCAGCAAAGCGCGCACGTTGAACTTGAAGTACAGGGTTTCCCGCTCTCTGTCGGTCAAGAGCGATCGGGCCAGGGCTTCTTCCCAGGCCTGCATGCGGCTGGCCAGCGTGTATTGCACGAAGAAGATGCCCAGTTGCTCAATGCCAGAGCCCCAACTGGTGTCGTCCATCATCAAGAGGGGCCGGGGCACGCCATAAAGGCGGGCGACTTCCTCAATCTGGTGGTTGCGATTCTCAATATGCTGGCCATCCCTGGCTGTCGATGCGAAGGTCTTGGCCTTCGCCCCCTCTTCCAGAATCATCCACTTGTTGACGTTCTCAGCCCCCGTGTAGTCTTCGTCTACAGATTGCTTCATGCGTTTGTAAGCGGGGTCTGATAACTCACCATCCACTTCAATCGCCCCGCCAGCCATGACGCCCGTGCGGAAGACGTTGAAAGCTGCGCGCTGCGCGCCAGCCGCCAGGTCGAACACCTCGGATGCCAGCTTTCGGCGAGATAGGCCCTCGATACCATCCAGCGACAAATCACGGATGTGGAGCATCTCGTCTTGGTCCAGGGTGATCTGGCCTCCGTTCTCGGTGGTGCATTGGTACTGCATCCGCCAACCTGGCCCAAGCTTGCCAATGACCCGCCCCTTCTCGAAGGGGATCAGGTGGATCGGGCGACTGCCGGATCGGATAATGCGCGCATAGGCGTTGCCTTCCGTCTCCAGCAGCAGCTCCATCTGGCTCTTGAACTCCATCGGCGTCTGGTAAGGGTTGGGCTTGACCCGCACCAACTTGTGAGCCGGGTGATCTGTCGCCTTTTGCTTGTCGTCTCCCTCGCGGTAAAGATTCAGGGGCAGCATGCCAAGACCGTTGGAAAGCAGGGTCAAGCAACGCAGCGCCGCAGTGTTGCGCAGCATGTTGCCCTGAGCGCCAGCCTGACCCGAACGGATGAATTCCAGAAACGCTGGGTCATCCAGCCCGGTAAAGGTGAACCCCTGAGCATTGGACTGCGGGCGCGACTGTGCCTCCGGCTTACGCCGGAACATATCGAATATTTTCATTGAGTCGTACCCTATAAGTACCTGATGCCGCGCCGCTCGTATACCGATTTGCGCTTTGCCTCAGGGTTGGTCGCCATCAGCGTGATCGCGTTTAGCGAGGCCATCAGAGGATCAATCTTGGCCGTTCCGCTGGCCTGCTTGGTGATCAACACAGCGTTTCCGGATGGAACTACCTTGGCATTACCAACCGACCAGGCCATCATTGGCGAGTCCGCGTGCGTCAACTGCCCATCTTTCAACGCAAGTTCTGCCACAGCAATCGCGCCGGTCAACTTCCAGCCTTGAGAGATGCCGATAATCAGATCCTCCGGGATGCCCGCATCAATCAGCGCCTTGAACACCACCTTGTGGGTGCGCTCCGGATCCAGGCCAATCTTGGCCAGCAACCCAGCGTCGTAGACCTTCTTGCACAGGGCGGCGAGTTCTTCAACGTCCTGGCGTGGCCGCTCGACAATGACAAGGTCACCATCGCTGACGAAACCGTGATACTTGGAGGCCTCAGACTTGCGCCGCTCGATGCCAATGGGATGAACCCAGGCCTTATTCCACAGCAGACAGCTTTCTTTGCCAGCTTCTCGACCCTCGACACCCAGCCCGAGCAAGTCATCCAGGCCGCCACCATCGATACCGATGGTGATTACCTCGGAACTGGCAATGATGTGGTCCAGCGTTACCCGCTTGTCGCCGTTCTGCTCCCAATAGTCAGCGCCCGTCCACCGCTGGGCAGACATATTCATGCCGACCTGGACATTCAGGTGCTTAGCCCGTATGTCCCGCACTGCATGCTCGCCAGCCTCCTCCGCTTCCTGGATCTTCTGGGCGATGACCTCGGCATCCACCGACACGTTCCAATTTGGGTTGGTGATGTATGCGTTGTCGAGATCCTCGTAAGCCTTCGCCTCCAGCATGTGGTCGGGGAATTCGTAGATCACAGGTAGGAACCTGCGATCCACCACCTTGCCGTCACGCACCTTGCGGGCGTAGTTCAGCTTGTCCAAGAACACGCCAGCTGGCGGGTTCTCCGATTGTGTAGTGCAGTAGAAGACGAAGCCCTCCGGACGCGAGGTGATACCACCTGTCGCCTCCGTCAGCATCGAGGTCGCCTTGGCGCTCTTGCCGAACTCATGCAACTCATCAATGAATACGCCAATGGCCTTCTTGCCGGTAACCGTCGCGCTGTCAGCCGCTACCACTTTCAAGGTGGCGTTATTCAACCGGTCGGTGACCGTCTTAATGTGCTGCTGCTCATGAAACCGGGCTGACAGCTCGTCGTCAGCCAGGATCATCTCCCGAATGGGCTTGTACGCGTTGTCTGCCGCTTCCTTGGTTGGTGCCAGGATGATGAACTCCCCCGCCGCCCGAGTATTGAGGATGAGCGCCGTGAGCATCACGCCCGCAGCAATCATCGATTTGCCGTTTTTCTTGCTCACCATCAGGAAATAGTTGGTGATCAGGCGGCGCCTACGCTCGGGGTCATAAGAGCCGAACAGCACCGCCACCAGCTCATTCACCCAAGGCAAGCAAGCCTCGCCCATCAAAGGGCTACCGTCTGCGTCTACCATCCGGAGGGCGCCGAAGACATCCATCGCATCAGCTGCCACCTCTGGAAACAAAGGCTCAACGGGCACCATGGACCGACGCGCAATGATGCGCTCCTCCCAGTCCGGGAGGCTCGTAGTCCACTCCATTACTTCACCGCCCGCAGGCCGAATCTGCCCGCACCCGCCTTCTCAGCAGCAGCCTGCTTTGCATCTTTCTTGCCGGCCTCGCCCATCTTGGCGAACTCAAAGGGCATCAGCGCCTTGGCCGCATCGATGCGCAGCTTTGGCTCCAACTCAACATCGTTCATCGCTGCCAACAGAAAGGCGCGAGGGTCTTTATGGGCCATCGCCTGACTGAGATCAAAAGATGGGCGGTCGGCCGGCGGGGCCTCGCCTGTTTCCTTCGCCTTCTTGTGCTTATGAAGGTGCTCCGCCACCTCGGCATCCTTAACAAGCCGTGAGCCGGCTGCCGATGCAGTAGCTGGACTGTACCCTGCGGCGATTGCCGCGTCTTTATTCGACTTGCCAGCCAAAACAGCATTGGCGAACAGTCGCTTCTTGCCTGTTAAAGCCATTAACAAATCCTCCACAGGGGAAATAATCTACAAATGGGGAACAGGTCGGTTTCGGGGGCGACGGCCTTCTGGACTTCTTCGCCCCCGGGGTGCCTGCCGATGCCTCTGGGAATCGACCGCAGCCCCCTGGCGAGTCGCACATGGTTCACCCAACCCGATACCGCTCCTGCGCCTCTCGCTTCGTCTTGACCTTGTGGCATTCTGTGCACCGCACCACCAGGTTCGATTGGTCGTTGCTGCCGCCTTGCTCTAGCGGTGTGTCGTGGTCCACCTCATTCGAGGCATGAACCCTGCCGCAGTTCACGCATGTGTAGGCGCCTACGGTCAAGGTTCGCTCTCGGATCTTCATCCATCTGCTGCCTCGTATCCGCTCTGTGGCTCCTGCCTTAGTGTCAAGCACCTTCATGGCGGATGAGAGCATGGGCAGCCTTGGCTTGAGCGTCTTCAATCCCATGGCTCTCTCCTATCGGGTCGCAGGGGCTAGGCTCCAAGTGTGTAGGTCGCGTGTGCGGAGAGCCTGCCCTGCGGTAACTGGTTGAATGTAAGCCTTTGTTATTTTGGTTTGTTAAATTGGCTGATCTTCATTTGTTGGAGTGCTCATGGCCAAGATCTCTGTCAATAAGCTTGCCGAACTGCTTGTTACTTCAAATCCATCTCGTCGCAGGAAGATCGTCCAGGATCAAAAATACCCGAGCACATCTGTTGTCGCGCGCTATCGTTTAGCCCAGGCGCCAATTGCGGCCTTCCTGAGAGGTGGCAGGGACCCACAGGTCATCAACACGGCAATTGCAACTTTGCGCGCTCCATTTGACGGAACCGAGTGGACTCTAGACGATCGCTGGAACACGGCAGATGCCCTTGAGCGATTTCTTGAAGTTGCCGATTCACTCCCCTCATCCAAAGATGAGAAATACACCCAAGGCGATACATCTGCTCCAAAGCTGAACATCGCTGGCGTAGATGTAAGCGTGCGACCTGACCTGCTCATCAAATTCACCAATAGGGGAGCTGAATACACCGGCGCTGTGAAGTTTCATTTCATCAAAAACCCTGACTCAGCTCTAACTCATGCGGGTTCTGAATACGTTTCAGTGTTGATGCACAGGTGGCTCGAAGAGTTCGGCCCCGATGGATCTAAGCCGTCGCACGCCCATTGCATCTGCATTGACGTTTTCCGCGGTTCAATGGTTACAGCTCCTAAAAGCACGACCCGAAGGATGACGGAAGTCACCGCGGCATGTGAGGAGGTTGCGGCTCGCTGGCAAGTGCTATAGCGGAGACGACATATTCGCGTGTGCGCCATCCGCTCATGTCGCCGCCGGAGTCCAGGAGCGCATGCGTATTGGTGAGCCCAATGATCACGACGTTCTCAACATCATCAGGATCTGCCACAAACGCTCCAAATCGCTGTCCAATGAAAAGGCTGTCATTCATGGCATGCTCCAAAAGAAAAGCCAGCACTTGGCTGGCCTTGGAATGTGGGCCCAGGCGGATTTGCCTACCTGGGCTGCTGTGCTGGGATTCGAACCCAGGAAGCACCGACGCACTGGCTCTAGTCGCCCCGTCGATCCTCTTGATCTAGTCACCCTTCAACCTCTCGGGCACACAGCGTAAATGTCACCCCATCAGACAACCCTCATGGGCTGGGGTTGCTGTTCGCTTCTTCAAGCACTGGGAAGCTCTCAGTAGGAGATGCCGCACCTTCATACCGCTCGGGTGCGGGCCGCGCTTGCTGCAGCTGGACATGAAAAAGCCCCGCACTGGGCGAGGCTGGGTGCAATGTTTACGGGCGGGCGCTGTAGGCAACTACTGCGACGCAAGGGCTGCGACTACATTCATCTGATCACGGCGGTCCTATCCTGAGTTTGTGGCGACTTCTTCGCTACGACAACCCTCTAGGAGACAAGCATGAACACCCAACAGCAACCTAACCAAAACCCCAACGGTCAACAACCTGCAGGCCAACAAGACCAGAGCAACGATAAGCGCCCTGATCAACAGCAGCAGCAAGATCGCAATCAAAATCAGCGTGAGCAGGAGCAAGCCCAGCAGCAGTAACTACCAGTGCAGCATCAAGATGTGAAAAAGCCCGCTAGTGCGGGCTTTGTGCTTTCAACGCCCCTCGGGGCGGAAGTGCGGCTGGTATTGCTCTAAGGCACGCTCTACATCCTGCAAGCGATCATATTGCGAAGAGCCGGCAAAGGGCTCGAGATCTCGCAAACCAACAACTTCCAGTTCCAAGCGCTCGTACTGGGCTTGTGTAACCACAAACAAATCTTCGGGTGTTCTCATGAACCCACCTTTCTGCCTCACTAACTTTGCTGCAGTGAGAACAGATACACTTTAACTGAGTGTTAACGGATTGCAAAGAGATTTTACTTAGCCCTACTTTTGATACGTTTCAGGCCCATCCTCCGGATCAATCCAAACACCGGTAGCTATAGGGCTCGTCAATTGTTATATCTTGGCATCAATGCGGCCTAAACGGGCATGCTCAGCAGTCCCCTCGGAGGGAGCGCTAATCAGCAAATCTGCGCCTTCAGTCTTCAACTCTTCCAAATAGCTATGTTCTTTGTTGTCGCTTTTCTCAATGCTGTTCATATGTAGCCTCCGATCTCTTGGTAGAACTACTGTAACAAGTGGAGTAAAAACTGCCAAGCGCATGCGTAGAAACTACAAGTCAAATCAAGGACTTCCTACAGACCTGGAATGATCTAATGCAATTTGTTATTTCCTCAACAAATTTTTAAATAGATCCCACCGTTGGTGATAAAAAAAGCCCTCCAAGTGGAGAGCTCTTTCACCAAGCATTTGCAGACACTGCCGCCTCCACATAGGATATGCGACTCTGTGCTGTTGCTCAGTCAATGGGTGGACTGTACCAGATAATCAGGATGTGCGCAATGTCTCGATGCGTAGTTTTTCAACGTCATTGCGCCAGCCTCTACCACTGCCTCGGCCTGTGTGCCAAAGGACGGGGAGCGCAAGATAACGCTGCCCTTCTGCACCTCGCAGACCGTCCTGCCATCCTTACCAAAGAATCTCACACACCATCCCGATCTTTCGAGCGCATACCGCAGTTGTGCTCCATTCACAGGACTTGCTGCGGTCTTCACATGCTCACGGTTCCAAGCGCGGGAGAGAACGTCTGCCGGCGGGCGCCGGGCCTCAATATAGCAATGAAGCCGGAGCTGCAGTTTGCAATCGCGACAGCGGCTGCACCAGCCCAAGTTTGGGTCGTTCCATACGCTGTGGTCGTCATGCAGGCAATGTCCAAGATAGCGCTCATTCACCAAGCGCTCAGACTCGGACAATGCTCGGTCAGCCTTGAACTCACCGTCCACGTTATGCACCTCGGTTGATCAGCATCTGGCGCGCATCACGCAGCAGATCGGCCAGGCCTTGGAGGCTGGTGCCCAGCTTCTTGCTTGCACGGGCTGGGCTCGCCTCCTTGCTGCGCGGGTCCAGCACATAGCACCAGTTCAATGCGGCGCGGTGCTTCTCGGGCAGCTGTGCGACGGCCTTTGCTACCTTCGCAGCGTCCATTGGGTCCACCATCTGAGGAGCAATATCACAAGGCTGACGCAACTGCGGCTCCCGCGGCATGCCTCGGAACATGGGGGATACGTCGCGGCGCATCGGGCCGTGGCACCAGCGGCCCCAATTGGCCAGGCGCACATCCATAGGACGATGCTGGGGGAGTATGTGTGTGAAGTCCACATAGCCCCGGGCGCTGCGGCGCGCTGGGGTGTATAGTGCTGCTGTCTCTGCAAAGTTCATTCGGGCTCCGTTTCGGTTATTGGGGATGGATGTCGTGTTGTTGATGCCGAGCCATGCGCTTCAAGAGATCCGCCATGAACTCATCGCACAGATCTCCCACGGCTTTGGCCTCCGAGACATCCACGGGTGCAGGGTCTCGCTGGTCCCGAAGGCGTTCTCGGTACTCGCAGAGAACTCGGCGCGCCTGCCGGCATTGGTCATCGGTTCCAACGAAAAGCGGCGAATAGTCAGTGCCATGTCCGCGCAGAAATACCTGCCTGGCCTTCTTCAGCGTGGTGCTCAGGGGCTCCACATGGAATGCATGTTGGGTGCCGCTCCACAACAGCGCAAAGGTCGTTTCGTCATGGGTGTGGTTCATCTGGTTAGCTCCTAGGCGGGGTTGATTACTTCTGGCTGTCCGCTGAATGGGACGTAGGAAACTGCTGCTCGACGTGAGTTAGTTGCAAACTGCTGCGCAGCCTTGTTGAACCAAAGCCACTGCGTGTAGTGCTGAACATCGCCGTTCCGCTGCTTGTGCAATTCCAACTTGGCGTCCGGCTTGTCCGGATCCAGCTCCGCATCGCTCTCATCCTTGCGAGCGCTCCAGACCGTGAACACGTTGTCTGCGCCGTCAGTGATCTTGGAAGACCCCGCAACGTCCAGCTTCCCTGGCCCTTTGCTCTCGTCCGCTCCTTTGCGTGGGTGAGCCACCAGGTGGAGATGGCAACCATTGCGGCGTGCGAAGTCGCACATCTTGCGCATGGCCTCTTTTTGAGCCGTCATAGCGCCAGAGCCGTCCTCCGGAACGTCGGTCATCATCAAGCTGTCGATCACAAAATGGCGGATGCCGTAGCGCTTGCTGGCGTACAGGAAAACCGAAAGCAGGCGGTCCATGCCAGCGCTTCCGACCACGTTGAACAGCCAGATACGGTCATGCACCCATCGGCCGATGGCGTCGAGGTACTGCATAGTTGGTCGATCCAGCCCGGACGCCTGTTTGGACATCCGTTTCAGCTGCCGCTCCGGGGTCATTTCGCCAGAGAACACCATGAAGCGCTCGCCCTGGTCCACCAGGCCAAGCAGCACTTGGGAGAGCATCAGGCTCTTGCCGTGGCCGTTGTAGCCAGTCCAGACCGTCACCTCTCCATGTCGAAACTCGAACCAATCGAGGTCTTTGTCGAGTCGCAAAACAGGGTCGCGGTCTTCGTTATGCGCAGGGTAGAACAGCGCCTTAACCTTGGTCATGAAGTCGCTGGCCTGACGCATCTCTTCAGGATCCATCGGCTGAGCCTTCTCGATGTACTCCTGAAAATCCACGTCTACAGCGCCCTTCTGCAAAAACTCGTTGGCGTCCTTCTCAGGCAGCTTCACGCGCTTGCAGCGGTCCATTCCCAGGCGGCGCACAACCTCCTGAGCACCCTTTTCACCGGACTCGTCACCGTCAAAAAAGATCAGGATTTCGCTGAAGCGCTGCAGGCGCTCCCAGTCGTTTTCCAGCCATTGATGGTTGCCAGCGCCGGCATTCACCGACAAAGCTGGAATGCCGCATTGATGCAGCGTCATCGCGTCAATTTCGCCTTCGCACAGAGCGACGGTCCGCTCCTTCGGGTCGATCAGATGCCAGCCGAACAGGCAAGGCTCTGCGCCGCCCTCCTGCCGCATATCCCGCTTCTCAGCGATATTCCGGTACTTCACGTTGACCAGTTCGCCGTCTCGCAGATACGGGAACAAGGCATAGGTCTTGTCGCCCTTTACTTGCTCGGCGATTTTGAACGCAGCAATGGTGTCGTCGGTGAGGCCCCGCGACTTCAGCCACTCCAAAGCCCCAGCCTTGGCGGTCTGGCAAGTGGGCTTGGCTGGACGCTTGAAGTTCGGTTTCTCGCGCTCTGGCATGGTTTCGCGAATACCCAGGTACTGCTTTGCGTCCCTGAGGGCTTCGGACATTGAGCAGCCACGTACAGCCATGAACAGGTCCAGCAGATCGCCGGATTCACCACTCGAAAAGTCGGACCAGACACCAGCTTTGGCCCCCTTCACGCGCACTGATAGCGACTGCCCTGGCTCGCCATTGACGCTACCGACCTTCCACTCCTGGCCAACACGTTTGCCCTGAGGCAGCAGGAACGATGCAACATCGGCGGCGTCCTGAGCCAAGCGCTGAGAAATCTCGTTTGCGTTCATACCGTCGCAGCCTTCCGCTTACCGCCGCTGAACTCATGGGCATTCCGCTCATAGCACCCTTCGTTTTGGGCCTCCCAACGGTTCGCAAAGCCTGCAACGGCCACCCAGTCAGGTTTTGGCGCTGCACCGGCTGAAGCATCCATCTCGCCTGGTTTTATCCAATCGGCATGCAGCCCCTGAGAGCCGCGGACACACCAGATCGTCAGAAACTGCTCAAGCCCTATCCCCGCCTTTTCCGCTTCGCGTTTTGCTGCAGCCAACACCGTTTCGGTGACAGGCGCCTTCTTTGCAGCTCGCAGCTTGAGCCAATCTGCCCAGACAACAGGATCTACCCCATCAGGGAGAGATGGAGCGCCTGCGCTCTCTTTCTTCTTTTTCGTAGGAGACGGAGACGGAGACGGAGACGGAGACGGAGCATTGCCGGATTGAGCGCCTAGCATTGCTACGTCCTTGCTGCCAGCTTTGCTATCAGCATCCTCTCCAGCAGTGCTACCAGCATTCCTAATAGCAGCGTATTCAGGCACTTGTAGGTCTGCTACTGCTGCCCCGTGGTAACGCTTTGCAGCGTTCCAGCGAGCCTTAGCACTGCGCATCTCTTGCCCAGCAGCCCAAGGGTTATGCTCTGACCAATCATGTAGCACATAGCTGCCGTCTTCTCCGTCCAGAAAGCGCACGGACTCCAGCGCTGCCACAAACCCGCCCTCCTCTCCCTGCCAATCTGCTGACAGCTCAATGTCTTCGTTGGACATACCCGACAGGTCGCCATTCGGGCGATTGGAAGCGGCCCAGACGAAAAGGCGCACCAAGTTCCAAGCGCCAGCCTGACCACAACGGCGAATCAGCTTTTTGGTTTTGGGATGGTCGGGCAAGCCGACCGCGATGCGTGCATCAACTGCCATCAGATACCTCCCGCCGCCTTGCGTATCACTTCCCAGGCGCGATACTCGGCATCAGCCTCTGCGGCCATGTTGGCGCAGGCTTTTTGGGTTTTCTGAAGTCCCTCCACAAGTGCTGGAATCAGGTTTGGGTCGATATAAACCGGAACAAACTCGCCGTCGCACTCAAAAGGAATGACTACCTCGCCAGGGATTGCAAACGGCATCCCAAGCTTGTACGCGGGGAGGTCAACAAGCATTTCGCCTTCAGCCCGCATCCCTTCCCACATCTGTTTAACTTCTTGCTTAAGCTGCTGCTCAGTCATGCTCACCTCTCATGCACCACTTCAAATAGGTGCCAACAGGCCGGCAGGTGGTGAATCTGCTTTGCGGTCGGGGTAGCTAACCCTCTCCTGGCCGTTGGCGTAACTGTTAAGACTCTTGAGGAGCCTGGTCGTATTCCTGCAACCATTTCGCGTGCTCCAGCTGCTCACGCAGCCCGGCAGCCATGCGCTCTGCCTCAGCCAACTCAGCTTCGAGTTGCTCGACAGTCTTCGCGGGGGTAGTCATGCCGCAGCCTCCTCGCGCATTGAGCGCACCGGTAGATCGACCATGCGCCGCTCACCAGCTGGCTTACCTGCTGCATTGATGGAACGCGCGGCATGGCGCAACGCCATCAGCACGGCCTCGGCTTCAGCGATCTCGGACTCGATGCGCGCAAGCTCGTTGTCGGAAATCTTGTTGTCGCTGAGTGCATCAACGAAGGTGGCCGTTACGTGGCTGGTTTCCTGCATCAGCGCAGAGATACGCTGCATTGGCTGCAGGTCTTCCGTCTGACTTTTGTCACCAATTTCGAAGCGCCCTCCGCATTCAGCGGCCACTGTCTGGGCATAGGCGTAGCAGTGCGGGGTTTCGAGCTCGACACACATCCGAGCAATTGCCAGCGCGTCCATAGCGCCGAGCTTGTGCGAGACGGCTCCGGAGAGCTCCTTACGCAGCACTTCGCTCGTTTTGTTGAGCCGCGGGGCCAAGGAATCACGGCCACCTTGATATGCATCTACCGCGTTGCGCAGTCCGTCAAAAATGTTCATGTCCGTTTCCTCAAAATTTGGACGTGGACTCGCCAGGCGCTATGCCCGAGGATTGAGTCCATGAAAACGCAAAACACCTCCGCCACCGCCCGCCGCCCACAACTGCTGGGCCGACTGATCCATTCGAGCCAGCAAACCCGAATTGCTGAAAATGTCGATGCAGAAGGCAACAGCCGTCGTGTCCTGCAGACCAGCGCAATGCAGATGACTTGGCTATCTGGTGAGCTGTGCATTGCGTGCCGGGTGTCGACTGTTGATTTGGCGAAGGCTGGGGCCTAAGCTGAAGCGCTCAGGAGCGTTCCTGGCTCTCGACCAGGCTTTGACAGTCGCTCACGAGGTCAGCCCTGAAATAGTCGATCAGCGGCTGTATGGTTTGAACTCGCGGGTTCTCGCGCCCGCCGTAATAGAACTTGCGGATGAAACTCAGAGCAACGCCCGTCTCTTGAGCGATTCTGGGAAATGCCGCTGCGCCGACATTGCGCAGCTCGCTTTTGAGTTGTTCAGTGATGGAGCACATTGGAAATTTGACCTTACATACCGTTTTCGGTTCGATCTTAGCATACCGGTTTCGGTACAGCAAGGAGGATCATTGCTGTATGGCAATTAAAGAAACCAAATCAAGCGACACCGCAAAGGTCAATCCGGCCCTTGCGTGGCACTTCGCGAGGATCAAAGGCGACTTATCGTTTGCAGCCCTGCGAAAAAAGATGGCCGATGAGGGCTTTGCCATCGGCTCCAGCACGCTTCAGCGCATAGCGCTTGGTGAGCCTGGCGCCCGCCTAGAATCACTCAACAAGCTGGCGATGTTCGCCAAGATGGCCCCAGAGGATTTGCTGAAATATCCTGATGAAGATGAAGGCGAGTTCGTTGAAGTGCAGCGCGTCGAAGTTCGATTAAGCGCTGGAGGCGGTGCGACCGCTACACCTTATGAAGTGGTCGGTGGACTTGCCTTCCGACGCTCATTCCTGACTGATGTTGGCGTATCGGCTGAGGACGCGCGGATCGTTGATGTGCACGGATCTTCCATGTTCCCGACCATTCATGATGGATCGGTGCTCCTGATAAGCACCAAGAATTCCGCGAAGCAGCCTATGCACAACAAGATCTTTGCCCTCATCCATCCAGTGGATGGATTGCTGGTCAAGCGCCTAATGCGAGATGGTGATCTTTGGTATGCACACAGCGACAATCCTGCTTATAAGCCCATCGCAATCAGTGATGGAGAGCCCATTTCCATCCTAGGTCGAGCTATGTGGATGGCAGTCAAGCTTGACTAATTTATATCACTTGGACAACTAATGCTCTCTCACTTCGATGCCTCTTTAGTCATGCTGAGCATCGCCGGTTGAGCATTGGAATAGCCCTCTGCCCATAGTCCAGCAGACCGCCGGGAGGCGGCTTTTTTGCGCCTGTTGCAATTTTTTCCTCAATCCATACCGAAAACGGTTTGACAATATATACCGTTTTCGGTACATTAGCTCATCGCAGCGACGAACGCAAAACGACCCCGGCAAGCGATACGAAGCCGGTAAGCCCAACAGGATGCAGAGGGTGGGTCCAGCTCCAAAGGGAGCGCAGCAGAAGTTGCACCAGGCGATGGGTGCCAGTGATCGAGCGAGCCCCCTCCAGGTCTTTAAAAAATCAGCCGCCGATGTTGCTTGCCCTACCTGTGGGGCATTCGTCCGGCCTATTGCACCAGCGGGCACGGCCGCTGCTCTGCGCAGTGTCCCGCTGTGGTCCGCAGACCGAAGTGGTGAGGGGTAGACGCCCGAGAACAGAAACGGTCACGCTGATTGGAATCTCAGCGCGCCTGCCCGGAGCGAATCCGGACGGGAAACCCAAGCCTTGTGACAGAGGGCTTAGGTTTCAAACCAGTCTACGTCAAGAGAAATCGAATAGCGCTGTTTTTTGCCATCTAGCGCCGTGCCGCCACCCCCGATGTAAGCATCACAGGAGGTGACTTGAGCGCTCAGCCCGGCATCTTTGAGCATGACATGAAATGGAATGAGATCTCTCGCTGAAAGTTGACCTATGCGCAATCCGTCTACCACAACCGACACCGTCTGTTGAAGACTTTGCTCTCTCTCTTCAGGTACGAGGAAAGCGATGCACTGCCTGTTTGCTGCTTCACCAAAGGTATTTTTTGCAACACGGAAGAGGTTCGCTGTTCGTGAGCCATCGTCAGCAACCCTGACTGCCTCTCCTCTTGCCCAGTGTTTCTTCGAGCTTAGATTTTTGAGTTTGACCGCCCTCTCCTGAGGGTGACGGAGAAGTGAAGGGCCACGCGGGGGCCCTCGTGAAAGAAGCCAGTACGCAAAGAACGACATCCAGCACAGGACGAAGAACAACAGTATGGATCCATAGCTCATCTCATCCCTTAATTGAAGTTGCCCATCAGAGTAACTCATGGCCGGCCGGATTGAGCGAAGGAAAGTAGATGTCCTTCAAGTAGGCCCAAAACGCGGGTTGGCCCAGCCTGAAGGTGCAGCTACAAACATCCACGCCCCGCCGGTTTAAGGTCATTAAATGGAGTAAGGTGGGCCGAGGCAATCCATCTTGATTCGCCGCAATAGACCGGAGGTCTACATGTTCAAATTCTCAGCCTACCCACCCGCATCATTTTGGGATACGACCAAGAGAAATCTTGCTATCGCTGCTATCCCATCTCCACAAGAACAGGGGTCAAAGACGCCTTCTGAAAAGGAGAAGCAAGATCAAGAGCAAGGCCAGCAAGCGTTCTTACCGCTGTGACCACTCAGCGCTCGTAAGAGTGCTTAATCGTGGTCTTCCACGACTTGGACGAAGCACCAAATGTGGTGCTTCTGCTTTTTCAGAGGAGTAGGAATGAACAAATTCTTCGACGTCTTCATTGGTCGACTTGGAGCACGCAATACGCGGCGCGTGGCTAAAGGCCAAACAGCCGCTCAGGTTGAAGAGTGGAAAGCCAAAGGCTACCAGCTGCAAGCGGAAAGACGCGTTACAGAGCAACTTCATGAAATCTATTTGGTTTCATTATGAAACTAAAAACAAAGAGATCAAGTGTGCCTGCAAACAAATGGGAGACATAGACGATGAAGCTGAACTTTAAAGCTGCCCCAGCCAGATTGTCGGAGATCCAAAAGTCTCGGCTTGAAAGCGAAAGAATCACTTACAAGGATGGCGCGCAGCCTGCGCGTTCCACTTGGTCCGGACGCCCTAACTATGAGGGGATCGAACTCTCCTATCGCGGCCAAGAAAAAAAGATCTGGTCCAAACACACAAGTCACTGATGACTTGATCCACTACTAGACCTTTTGGTCTGAGACACACCAGCCCGCACACCAGCGGGCTTTTTCATTTCTGAAGCCCAACATGGCTGAAAACAACTCTTCCGCTCCCTTCCGCTGCGGCAGTTGCGGCGCCCCCGTAGAACGCGAACCACAGCCAGGCGAAGGCCTGCCCTGCGGCCACTGATAACCCCGCCCACCTGGGCAGTCACAACGGAGCCGCTATGGCCGAACAAATAACCCTTGCCTACCGCCTCTTCAACATGCGCCGCTGGGCCGGCGCCAGCTGGTCCAAAGCTGCTGCCTGGGCCCTCGGCCTGGTATGGCGCAATGTGCGCACCGAATTGGGCGCACGCTTTTAACCCGTTACCTCTCAACCGAAAAGGAGCCAACACATGGCACAGACGAAGACTCTTGAAGAAATTGGACTGATTGCAGTCGAGCTGCACCAATGCACCAAGCGCCGGAAAGAGGCCAGCGACAACCTTAAAGCTGCTTATGTGCGCTGGGCCCATGGCACGGGTACGTTTCATCGCATAGAGCGAGACAGTGATGAATGGGACCGGATGATGGTTGCCACCGACCTGGAGTACCAGCTGCAGGAAGTTGCAAAGCGTAAGGAGCGCAACGCGTTGCGCCGGCTGCACAGCGCTATTGCGAGAGGGGTGCAGCTTTGAAAGCGCTAGCAATAACCGGTCAAGAGTCCCCCGCCGCCCTAGGATTTAGATGGAGCCTCGGCCCCATCACGGACGAGTCCTTCCATATCGTCCAATTCTTTCCGTAGACGCATCCATTCTGTGTCCAGGACTGCGTACTCGGCATTTAAGGTATCGAGCCATTTTTTTTCATCGAACCATTCGCTCCATAAGTTCTGAGAGCGCAGCGATGAGGGGCCTTCTTCAACGGCTTCGATTTTCTTTTGAATGCGCGCAAGCAACTGATTTTGTTGACTAATCCTGCGGCCAACATCCCTGAGTTGCCCCTGCAGCCCTGCTAAAAGAACTTGATTGTGGGCGACCTTAGTTTGCCTATCCAGCCGCTCTTCGAGACCTTCGACAACGGCCGCAGACAAGACCATTTGATCCGCATGCCGAGTATCGAACGAACTGGAGAGCCGCCCAACGATTTCTGCATTCAGGCTCTTCGACGCGGATTTTGCCTTGTCCGCTAACTTTTGATGCAGCTCCTTGGGTATACGAAGTGTTATGCGCGTGTAGAGGTCTTCATCTTCCATGGGCGTAATTTTCCACCAAATCAGTGTCAGTGGCTATTGACACCAAATCAGTGTCACATTGATAATCTAGCCGCGACACCGTAACAGTGTCACATGAAAGGTTTGCCGTGAGCAGCAATCCATCCCAGATCACATTCACTTTGAGAGTGCCAACCGCGCTGCAGCAGGCCGCCAAGACCTATGCAAAGCAAGAGCACATCAGCTTGAACAGTCTGATCGTTCGTCTACTGGAGCGCGAACTCGCGCAGAAAGGAACCCCGCAATGAGCAACATCGTCAAGATCAACAACACCGATCTGCAGGTGATCGAGTACCAGGGTCAACGGGTGGCCACCCTTGCACAGATTGATGAAGTGCATGCCCGCCCGGATGGCACTGCAGGCCGCAATTTCCGTGAGCACAAGCATCGTTTGATTGAGGGAGAGGATTTTCTGAAAGTAGGCGCCGACGAATTTCGTCGTCACCTCGATCCATCGCACTCCAAGTTCGCCAGCGAGGATGTGGTGCTCATGACCGAGCAGGGCTATCTCATGCTGGTGAAGTCCTTCACCGACGATCTGGCCTGGCAAGTACAGCGCCAGCTCGTCACCGGCTACTTCCGCGCCCAGGAAGTTGCGGCGCCGCCCAAATCTGCCCGCATTCGCGGCCGCACCGCGCTGGAGCAGGTGAAGCTCATCAACTTCGTAGGCGATGCCATCAAGAATGTGCCGGGCATCCGACTTGGCCGACTGGCGGCCGCCAAGCTCAAAGCATTCTCCGAACAGACGGGCCTGGATTTCAGCGACTTTCGCCGAGCCCTCCCCGCACTGCCGCTGGATCAGATGGTTCACTTGAACCCTACCCAGATCGGGCAGCGCATTGAAAAGCAGACAGGCCGGGCCAAGGTGAGCGGCCAAGCAGTCAACAAGGTGTTGCTGGCGCTGGGCCTGCAGCGCAAAGTTGAGGACGGCTACGTTCTGACCGAGGCCGGCACCAAATATGGCGAGATCCACGACTACAAAGGCGAGAACGATCATTCCGGCCTGCAGATCGACTGGTATGAGTCTGTCGTCAACGTGGTGCGCGACAACCTGCCCGCCGAAACAACCAAGCGCAAGACCTCCAGCCGCCCCGCACCAGGGGGCCCGCAAGGCTCTGCAGCGTGACCCACCAAAGCGAAACCCCCGGGCGCTCTGACCTGCCCAGGGGTTTCTAGACCCGAACCAATACCAGGAACGAACCATGGAAGCAATTATCTCGCGTCCAAAGGCGGGCGCCAAGCAGAGCCCTGCGCGCCAGCAGGCCAAGCACAGCGATCCAGTGCCAGCGCGCCCAACTGAGGCCGAGCGCCTGCAGACGGAGGCTCTGCAGATCCTCCACTACCTCTGCACGGAGCTGGCTCAGGCTGAGCTGCAGGACATGCCACATGCCCTGGCCGAGGCAATAGAGTGCGACACGGTGCTGTTCAACCTGCTGAACCCTGAAGAGTCGGACAGCCCTCAGATTGGCACCTTGGAGAGCCTGGTGATGCTGCGCCAGCAAGTGCAAAACACTTTTGCCTGCCTTGAAGCTGCGTCTGGTCCAACTGTTCCCGTGGCTATCGCCTCAGCGGCACTGCTGGAGCACATTGACGGGTTCGCCGCCCAGCTGCACCCTGCGATTGCAGGCCTGCCAGGCACCCTGGAAGATCTCCGCGCCTTGACGACCTTTGCAGGCATCAAGACCTTCCGCGACCGGCCAACACCACCGATCCGGCGTGTGGAACCTGCCGATCACCCAAAGTCCGTGCCTGCTGCCCAGGCCGGCCGCGCAGGGCAAATGCTTGCTTTGCAATGCACTTGGGATATTGAGGGTGTTGCCGAAGAGATCGCAAAAATCGCAGACCGGATAGACGACTACGGCACCTTAACCGCCGAAGCGTTGCTTCGATGCTATGCCCTCCGCATCATCGTACTCAATGGCCAGCTGATGTCATTCCTGGACGGGGATAACACCACCATGGGTGATATGCACTGGAAGATCTTTCGCGGCACTCGCCCCTTCGAAGGAGGCCAATGATGAACGCTGTACTTGAAAAGCCCCCAGCAAAAGTTCGTGGCCGCAAGGCTGCGCCAGCAGCATCAGCCACTGGGCCAGCCCCACTTGCGAAGACTGACGCAATTCTGTTCGCAGAAGTGGGCGACTTCCTGGCCCTGGCCAGTAGCACCGATGAAGACCATGCTTTCAGCGGAGAGTCCGATCGCCTGCTGTCCATTGGGGCAATGATCGCATTGGACGCTGCCAAAGGTCAGTTCTCTAACACGGATGCGGAGAACACCGCCTACGACGTAGCGGCGTGCATAAATTCTGCTCGGCTTGTACCAGACGATGACGAATCAGTGGAGCGCACGCTGCACATCAACAACGCTGCAGAGCGCTTGGCAATCATCACCGGCATGCAGGTTCATCGGATGATCTTCACCGATGTGCCGCGCCCCACGCGTACACCAGCGCCAACATCAGAAAGCAAGCACAAGCAGTTCACCCAAGACCAGCGCAATGAACTGCACCGGCTGGCCTACGCATACATGGAGTGCGCCAGCAGCGTTATCAGCCAGTATGCGGAGCACGCCAATTCCGAGGAGGTGTTCGCAATACGCGACCTGTTGGGCACGTATTGCGAAAGCACTGACGAAGCTATTAAAGCTGCGGAGCCTGGTGATGGGCCACTTGCTGATACCTCTGCCGACCTGAGCAAGATCATCAACCTGTTCCACGCGGTCAACGACGACGAACGTAGCGACCAGATCCTGCATGGCGTCAACTACTTACTGATGAGCGCAAAAAGGATGGTGGATGGTGACCTCGGGGTACTCGATGAGTAGCCACTACAGCACCCCACCCCCACCACCACCGCCGCGCACTGGTTCGCCCTTTGACATCCTCAAAGAGATTGCGGAGCGCCGGGCAAAGCTGCAGCCGGCCCAGGCCCAACCACAGAAGGATGGGAACACCAAGGACAAACGATGACCAAGACGATGATCCTGACCGGGGATAACAACATCCCCGCCTTACCGATGACCGATGCACAGGTGAATCATCTGCGCCGGCTGTTGGCCTGGATGGAGTGCGAGTTCATGCTGGGCAAAGACCGGCAGCGCGGAATGATCACTGCAGTGATGAAGTGCCGCGACCTGGGCATAGCTACTGGACGAGAAGCAAGGGAATTGCTGCGCGAGAAGGCTGAGCAGGTGAACCAGGTGCCCGCATACGTGCGCCAGGCTCACAAGATGCTGAGCAAAGCCCTGCAGGAGCACGACAGACAAGCAGGTGTGGTGGAAACGCGCAGGTCAGACGAAAACCTGCAGGCCATGCCGGCGAGAGAGAAACCTGCAGGTGCTGCAGGTGCAGAAATATTGCCGAACATCAAAAAGGAAAAAGGAACATGAGCAGCATAGAACTCGAAGCCCCTCAGCCCGTTTATCTCGCTGCCGATCGGTATGTGACCATTCGCGTGTATTCAGCAATCTCCGGATTCACCATCAAGGCCATTCAGCGAAAGATCGAGAGCGGTGTCTGGATACAGAAGCGCGAATGGGTCCGCGCGCCGGATGGCCACATTTTTATTGACCGAGAAGGAGTACAGCAATGGCTGACACGCGGGGTGTAGAAATTCGCGAGAGCAGCATCAGGCTGTCTTTCGCATTCGAGGGGAAGCGGCAGCGCCGCACGCTCATGGTCGACGGCGTGGCGATGTTGCCGACGCCGGCGAACGTGAAATATGCGCATCGCTTGATCGCAGAGATACGACTGCGCATTCGCGCTGGCTCATTCAGCCTAGCCGAATACTTTCCGGAAGAAGGAACCGTGGCTCGCGGCGGCACTGTCGCTGACCAGCTCGATCAGTGGCTGGCAGCCCAGAGCATCGAGGAATCGACCAAGGCGGGATATTCCAGTGCTATCAAGTTCTGGAAGCCGCTGGTGGGGCAGATCGCGATGACCGCCCTTCGGCACTCCGACCTCCTCAAAGCTCTGCGCACTCGCCCGGATCTGAGTGGCAAGACCGTCAATAACTATGTGTCTGTGCTGCGTGCGGCCATGCACCTTGCAGTCCTCGATCGCTTGCTCAAAGAGAACCCGGTCGCAGCCATTGAAAATGCCAAATGGCAGAAGGAGCCGCCGGACCCATTCGACCGAGAGGAAGTCGACAAGATCATCGACTATGCGCAGGAGCACTATGACCCGGCGGTAGCCAACATGATCGAGTTTCGCTTCTTCACTGGTGTGCGCACAAGCGAGATGGTCGGTCTTCAGTGGAGCTCAATCGACTGGAACAAGCGGCAAATGCTGGTACGCGAGGCGGTGGTCATGGGTATCCGAAAGCAGACCAAGACCAACAAGGCCCGTATCGTGGCACTCAACAGCCGAGCGTTTGCTGCTTTGGAGCGGCACCGCAGTGCTCTACCGCGCGCCAACGTGCTGGAGATATGTAAGGCGGGAGATACCAGCCAGGCGGAAATCAGGAGGGCTGACCAGGTCGACAACAGCACAACGTTCCTGGATCCACGGTACGGAACCCCATGGGTTGACGAGCGGGCTTTCCGCCGATCCTTCTGGACGCCGGCACTCAAAGCCTTGGGAATCAGGTATAGGCCACCCAACAATGCCCGGCATACCTTCGCAACCATGCTACTGATGGCCGGCGCCACTCCAGCTTATGCAGCAAAACAGATGGGGCATTCGGTGGAGGTGTTCTTGTCGGTCTATTCCAAGTGGATCGACGACGGGCACGGGGACCTGGAACAAGCAAAACTTGAACGCTTCATCGGTCAAAACTCCCCTGCGACTCCCCAGGGGCAGAAGAAAGACACAGCCAGAAATTGA